TAAGCGGCCTGACGGTACTTCTGGGCTAGGTAACGAGGCTGTTGGTATTGCCTTTGGTTCTTCTCCTCGTCCTAAGGGCATATCAAATCTTTTCTCAGGTGAGTTCTTGAAGTACATTAACAGGGATCGAGAGCGAGATGGTCTCAATCCAGTCAAGACTCTACGATCTGTTACTCCTGAGCAAGTAAGGAATTACCTGCTTAGTAAGGAAATTGATGTTAAGAAAGGCCCTGGAGATTTCTTGTATGCTCCAACGAGCCATAGGTCGGCATCCAAAGAGATCGGTGGTGTGAATGACTTTATTGCCATCAATACTAAGACTGGTGATGTGTTTAATATGATAACTGACAAACACGACATTGGTCCTGATATTGATCCGCTGCTTGGTAAGTCTCTAATTACTGTCATGCCTATGGTAAGTCGTAACTTCAAGACGGGTAAAAAGGCAGACTACAAAGAAAGAAATAAAAAACAAGAAGCTTTGGATGCTCTTAAATTAGCCCGTAAGTATAATGTAAAAATATCTGATGCGGACGTAAGGCGGCTGACTTCTAATAAGCCTTCCAATTCTGGAGTTGAAGTAACTCTGAAAATTTTAGAAGAGCTTCGAAACCGTAAAACCTCAACCTCCGAAGATATCTTAGATGTATCTCGCAGGGTGGGTACTGCAGCAACAGTACCTGTATTAACTGGAGCCGAAGACTAAATGCAAAAACTACTCGACATGCTCAAGCGCCACGAAGGCGTAAGGCACTATGTATACGATGATCACCTAGGCTATGCCACCATTGGTGTTGGCCGCTGTGTTGATAAGAACGTGGGCCTTGGGTTATCTCACGACGAGATTGAATACCTACTGCAAAACGATATTAACCGGTGTATTGAGGAGTTAGACTCCAATTTTACATGGTATCGGAACCTCTGTGAAGCCCGCAGGGACGCCATGATTAACCTCTGTTTTAACCTAGGACTCCCACGCCTGAAGAAGTTTGTAAAGGCTCTGGCGGCTATGGAGGCCGGTAACTACCAAGAGGCAGCAGTAGAGTTTCTTGACAGCCGCTGGGCCAAGCAAGTAGGCACCAGGGCCCTTGAAGTCACTCACATGATCAGGAGCGGTGAGTATGTCTAATCGTGTAGACAAAGACAAGATGAAGTGTAACAAACCTAAGCGAACGCCTAACCACCCCAAGAAATCCCATGTGGTTAAGGCCTGCGAAGACGGTAAGGAAAAGATTATTCGTTTTGGTGAGCAAGGCGCTAAGACTGCGGGGAAACCCAAGGCAGGTGAGTCTGAGGCCATGAAGAAGAAAAGGGCATCGTTTAAGGCACGGCATCGCAAGAACATTGCGAAGGGTAAGATGAGTGCAGCCTATTGGGCCGACAAGGTGAAATGGTAATGAAAAAACCTACTAAGCGTGTAACCAAAAACACAGGAGGCAAGAGCCGAGTCAATGAAGCTGGTAACTATACAAAACCGACTATGCGGCGCAACCTCTTCAACAAAATTAAAGCCGGTACAAAAGGCGGCAAGGCCGGACAATGGTCAGCAAGAAAGGCCCAAATGCTGGCGAAAGCCTACAAAGACCAAGGCGGAGGTTACAAATAATGGCCTTAAGAAAGCCACAAAAAAGCTTAAAAAAATGGACAAAAGAGGAGTGGGGCACAAAGTCAGGGAAACCGAGTACCCAGGGCCCTAAAGCAACAGGTGAGCGATACCTACCCAAGAAGGCCCGAGAGTCTCTAACGTCCTCTGAATATGCAGCAACCAGCCGCAAGAAGCGGGCTGACACCAAAGCCGGTAAGCAACACTCAAAGCAACCTCCTAAGATTGCAGCTAAGACTGCTCGCGCAAGGCGTGGTTGATAGCATCTAGTTCAACTTCGATCTTATCGTGAAGGTCTTCAAAGTTTTCCATAACCTTAGACAAGATGGTCTGTATCATCTTCTGGTCGTAGGGGTCTTTGAAGACCTTCTGAACATCTTCCTGCGGCAGGCGCCTTAGTTCTGACATAAGGGTGCCTGTATCATCAAAGAAAATTCTAAAGCCTATTAGGTTCCCTTCACGCAAAATACCCCTCCTCGTTTAAATGATCCTGCACCATAAGCAGGGCATCCTTCCGGTCCTTGGACTCAGTAATCAAATCTAACTGGCTCTCAAGGGCTTCATTGAATTTGTCGTGGTCATGAAAGGCCATTGGATTGCTGAGCATAATCTCAATGTTCATGATGTGTTTGTTTATATCTGAGTCATAGTAATCAAGCATAGTATTAATAATATCATTAGATTTAATCATGGCTAATGTCCTCAATAAGTCGTTGTACCCGTTCCCTAGATGCTAACCCACACACGGGGCAAAAGTCAACAGAATCTAATCTCTCGTTTGCTACAGGACCGGCAACCATCCGGCCCGTAGCTCCATATTCCTTCGAAACAATTCCATGCCTGAAGCACAGGTGTGTTAATTGATCAGGGGAGTTCACAGGCACCGCCCACACACGCCAGCTCTTGAGAGCCTTCAGTAACATCCGACTCCTCGACAATATCCCAGTCAACAATCGTGGGCTGTTCTTTGAGCATGGCGTTATACTTATCTTTATCGATAGCCTCATATGGGGCCTGTTGATAGGTGTGGTCGCTATAGGGCAGGAAGCTAACCCCAGAGACTTCATCAAAGTTATTGTACATCCAGTTACCGATCTGAAGGAATTCGTTGTCACGATAGTAGACAGTAATGGATGGCTTGTGTTCACACCAATGTTTCTGATAGGTGTCCCAAATCTCTAGCTGCTCAATGCCCGTCTGGTCTGAGGCGAACACAGCGTTCCCAGGAGCGTTCTTAGGAAACGAGAAGACCTTAGTGGTAGGGGACATAACATCCACCTCAGAAGGCACTCCAGCGGCTTCTAGGACGCCACACAGGGGGTCTCGCATGTCTGCCCGGACCCGTCGAATGTAATGCTCAGCGAAGCGCCCATGAATACCAGAAGCACTATCTACTAACTGGCTTACCGTACCGCTAGGCTTAACACAGGTGATGGCTGCACTCTGGTTGATGCCTAGCCTTTGGGACCAATCAGCATTAATCTCTACTGCATGTTGCTTAAGGCCTTCAAGAATCTCGGGCAGGGTCTTGCCGTCCATTTTAGCTTTCTTACCGGACAGTACGGGATGATCAAGGATACCAGTCAGGCTAACACCCAAGAGAGCTTCTTCTTCGGTGTTGCGACGCCACACAGCGCGTAGGTACCGGAAGTCGGTGAGCGTAGCTTGAAGGGTTCCAATGATGGTTGCAATCTCTACCTTGTTCAACAGAGTTTCGTAGGTATCGGTGGGCCGCACTACAACCTCACTCAAGTTACAGAACTGATTGGGCCGCAAGATAATCTCAGAGCATGGGTTAGTCCCGAAGTCCCAGTCAGCATCACGGCGGCCATTCTTGGCTGCTTGCTTTTGGCTGGCAACACGGCTGAACATACCACGCTCACCGGAGCGAGACTCATACAGGCTAACCCACTCGTTCAAGAAGGCTTCGAAGTCCGGCTTCTCAGTGTAACATGCACTGTTGTTTGCAAGACCACGATGGGCGTTAGTCTCCCACCAAGAGCCGTGCTTAGCCCGTCGAATGCGATCATCCGTAAGGTTGCTCAAAGAGATTAGAGCAGAGCGGCGCACACCACCAACAACAACAATCTGTGCGATCTTGCAGCAAAGGTCATGACATTCAATAGAACTTAGCTTACGTCCTGCCGCAGTCTTAAACAAATCAACAGTAAATTTAAATAGGTCTACCAGGGGTTCCGGTCCCGATGCACGGCCTCCAAAGGTCTTCAAAGGGGCGCCAGCGGGCCGCACACCCGACACATCCCAAGTAGGAACTTGACCAGCATACAACAAAGTGACTAGCTCTCGGAAGGCTTTAGCCCACCCGATCTTGCTATCGACAACATAGACTACAGTCTCAGTGGGGTGCATAGTTTCCGAGACTTCGGGGAGCTTTGAAACATACTGACGCTCAACAGAGAAACCAACACCCGTGCCGCACATGAGGATGTACATCATTTCATCAAAGGCACGAGGATGATCAATAGGAATATAACTACAGTTAAAGCCTGCTACGTTGTCCCGGTCAAGGGCCTTGCCTGCAGTCATCAAGGCTCGCATGGACGGCATCACTTCAAGGTTGAGGATGGCATTGTTAATTTTCCTAACCGTTTCGTCATCGATATTGCAACGATCTTTGAA